CGTGGCAGCGGCACGTCGCCGACGTGGCGCTGGAGACCGACCCTGACACCGGGCTGCTGGTCTACCGGCGGATCGTGGTCACGGTGCCCCGCCAGTCGGGCAAGACGACCCTGACGCTGGCCAAGATGGTCCATCGGGCGCAGGCGTTCGGCCGGCGGCAGCGGATCACCTACACCGCTCAGACCAGGATCAAGGCGCGGCAGAAGTGGGAGGACGAGCACCTGCCTATCCTGGAGCGGTCACCGTTCAAGCCGCTGTTCACCGTCCGTCGCCAGATCGGCCAGGAGGCGATCCGCTGGCGCAACGGGTCGATCCACGGCCTGGATGCCCCGACCGAGGAAGCTGGCCACGGGGATGTGCTTGACGAGGGCGTGATCGACGAGGCGTTCGCCCAGGAGGACGCCCGGGTCGAGCAGGCGATGGCCCCGGCCATGATCACCCGACCCGAGCCGCAGCTGGACATCGTGTCCACCGCCGGCAAGTCCAAGGCCAAGTCCCCCTATCTGTGGAGCAAGATCGAGGCGGGACGCCTTACGGTCGAGGAGGGCATCACCTCCGGGGTCGCCTATTTCGAGTGGTCGGCGCCCGCAGACGCGGATCCGGCCGATCCGGCGACCTGGTGGGCGTGCATGCCGGCCCTGGGTCATACCGTGACCGAGGAAGCGGTGCGGACCGAGTACCAGTCGATGGAGCTGGCCGAGTTCCGACGCGCTTACCTGAACCAGTGGTTGGACGAGACGCCCGAGGAATGGCTGGTCATTCCCAAGGCGGCCTGGATGGGGTTGGTCGACCCGCGCTCGCAGGCCCAGGATCCGGTGGCGTTCGCGGTGGACGTGAACCCGGACCGCACCTGGGCGGCGATCGGGTCGGCGGGGAAGCGCCGCGACGGCCTGGATCATGTCGAGGTGGTCGACCATCGGCCGGGGACGGCCTGGGTGGTGCCGAGGCTGCTGGAGCTGCGGAACCGGTGGCGGCCCTGCGCGGTCGTGATCGCCCCCTCTGGGCCGGCGGGGTCGCTGATCCCCGACGCTGAGGCGGCCGGGCTGGAGGTCGCCAAGCCCGGCATCCCCGATATCGCCGGGGCGTGTGGGGCGTTCTACGACGCGACCGGCGCCAACCTTGAGGTGACCGACCCGCCGTGGCTGCGGCACCTCGACCAGACCGACCTGAACGTGGCCTTGGCCGGCGCGCTCAAGCGGGACGTGGGCGATCGGTGGCTGTGGGCCCGCAAGGGCGTCAGCGTCGACATCACCCCGCTGGTCGCGGTGACCCTGGCCCGCTGGGGATACGCGACCCGCGCCCGCGGCGACGATACCCCGTTCTTCGCTGCCTGGCGATAGGAGACGAGACGTTGGCGACCATCCTCGATCGGGTGCCGGTCGACCAGATCCGAGCCGAGGCCCGCGACTTCCACCTCGGCCGGACCCTGCTCACCCTCGTCGTCGGGGTGTTCTGGCTGCTCGGCTGGCTCGCCGGCAAGGCCAGCCTGGCGGTCGGGTTCTGCTGGGCGGCCGTGGTGATCGGGTGGAAGGAGGCCCACGGGGCCGAACTGAGGGGTCCGCATGGCCGGGCTCCTTGACCGGGTCGCCGCCAGCCGCACCGAGCAGCGGTATTCAGCCGACTCCTGGCTGGCGAACTACCTGATCCCGGCGGTCGAGGGCGGCATGTTCGGCTACGGCGGCCACCAGTACCCGTTCGGGCTGACCCAGACCTACGCCGGCCAGCGCATCCAGGAGATCAGCGCCAGCCTCCCCGGCTACTCCGCGGCGCTGCGCGGGTGCCCTCCGGCGTTCGCCGCCGAGATGGTCCGCGCCCTGGTCCTGTCCCAGGCCCGCTTCACCTTCCGCAACCCCCCGAGCTCGCGGACGCCGCGCCGGACGTTCGGCACCCAGGCGCTACGGGTGCTCGAGCAGCCGTGGCGCAACGGCACTACCGGGGAGCTGCTGGCCCGGATGGAATGGCACGCCGGGCTGGCCGGCAACGCCTATGTCTACCGGCGCCCCGATCGGCTCCAGGTGCTCCGGCCGGACTGGGTCGGGATCATGTACGGGTCCAACCTGGAGCCCGACGACCCCGCCCACGCCCTCGACGCCGAGCTCCTGGGCTACGTGTACGTCAACGGCGGGTTCGGCCAGACCCGCAACCCGCCGCGGACGCTGCTCCCCGACGAGGTCGCCCACTGGTCGCCGCTCCCGGACCCTGAACAGGCCGGGATCGGCAGGTCGTGGGTCACCCCGGCGGTGCGGGAGATCCAGGGCGACCGGGCCGCCACCGACCACAAGATCGCGTTCTTCGCCAACGGCGCCACCCCGAACATGGTCGTGAAGGGGATCAGCGGGCCGGCGGGGGAGCGGCTGACCAAGACCCAGTTCGACGAGATCGTGGACATGCTGGAGGCCCGCCACGCCGGGGTCGCCAACGCCTACCGCACCCTGTACCTGACCGCCGGGGCTGACGCGACGGTGGTTGGGTCGGATCTTCAGCAGCTGGACTTCAAGGCGACCCAGGGCGCCGGGGAGACCCGGATCGCGTTTCTGTCCCGGGTGCCCGCCCCTATCCTCGGCATCGCCGAGGGGCTGGCCGGGTCCAGCCTGAACGCCGGCAACTTCGGCATGGCCCGCCGCATCTTCGCCGATAGCTGGGTGTATCCGACCCTCCAGGATGTCGCCGCCGCGCTCGCCCCGCTCGTCAATGTCCCGTCGGACGCTGAGCTGTGGTTCGACGTCGTGGACGTGCCGCTGCTGCGCGAGGACGCCAAGGACGCCGCCGAGATCGTCCAGATGCAGATGGCAGCCATCCGCCAGGGCGTGGACGCCGGGTTCGACCCGGACACCGTCGTCTCGGCGGTCACCGGCCAGGACCTCACCCGGATGCGCCATTCCGGCCTCGTCTCGGTGCAGTTGAACCCGCCGGGCAGCCAGCCGGCCCCCGTCAACGGCAACGGTCGGCAGCCCGCCGCCTAACCAGGAGCACCCGATGACCGCTGTGCTTCACCCTGCGCTGGAACTCCCGGTCGTCCGCGGCCTGGACCTCACCCCCGAGCTTCGCCATGACGAGGACGTCCCGGCCGGGCTGGGGACGCTGCTGGTCCGCTGGTCCCGCTTCAACGTCTGGTACGAGGTCGACTCCCTCTGGGAGGGGACGTTCCTGGAGCGGACGGCCCCCGGCGCGTTCCGCCAGACCATCCGCGAGGACCGCAACAGCATGCGGGTGCTGTTCGACCACGGGTTCGACACCCAGATCGGTAACAAGGTGCTGGGCCCCATCAACGACCTCCGAGAAGAGCCGGACGGGCCGGAGGCCCAGGTGCCGCTGTTCGACACCAGCTACAACCGCGACCTGCTTCCCGGCCTTCAGGCCGGCGTGTACGGCTCGTCCATGCGCATGCGGGTCACGGGTGAGAAGTGGGACGACGAGCCCGACACCAGCGACTACAACCCGAAGGGGTTGCCCGAGCGGACCATCACCCGGGCCCGGGTGATGGAGTTCGGCCCGGTCACCTTCCCCGCCAACCCCGACGCCACCGCCGAGATGGCCAGCGCGGCGGCCCGGTCCCTGACCGACTCGTTCTATGAGCGGCTTCGCCACCGCGACCCCGCCGCCGTCGATGCGGCGCTGCGGGCGGCGAGCCTCCCCCCCGACTTCACCGGGCGACCCAGCACGCGGAGTGCGGGTGGCGGTGACCCCGACCCCGACCCTCAGCAGCAGGTGGCGGCGGTCGTTCCCACAGCAGCCCAGCGCGACCATGACGCGCTTCGCCTGAGAGGCATCCTGTAGATGACCGAGCAGCAGACCACGTCCACCGACGTGGAGATCCTGGCCGAGCTCCGCGGCAAGGACGTCGCCAACCTGACCGGCGACACCCCCGACGAGCTCCGCGGCAAGACCCCCGACGAGCTCCAGGCGTTCCTGGAGGTCCTCGACGCCCACCTCCGCAGCCTCCACCAGACCGACGAGGGCGAGCTGCGCGACAAGACCCCCGACGAGGCCAAGGCGTTCGCCTACGGCCTCGCCCTCCGGGACAAGCTGGTCAGCCGCCTGGAAGAGCACCGCGCCATCGCTGAGGTGTTCCGCCGCCGCCCCCAGCAGGTGCAGCAGGCGTACACCAACATTCGCCACGGCCTCGACGACCCGGCCGGTGACCTGCGGCGCGTCCCGAACGCTGAGGTCCGCCAGCGCGCCCTGCGGCTCCTGGACGGCGACCGCACCGCCACCGCCCACCTGGGCGCCGACCAGAAGGCGCAGGTCGAGCGGCACATCCGCCGCGACCCCGACATGGCCCGGCGGCTGCTGGTGACCGAGAACGACGCCTACCGCGAGGCGTTCATGAAGATGGTCACCCACCCCCAGGGCCAGCTGCTCCTGACCGACGACGAGCGCCAGGCCATCCGGCAGTTCGAGGAATACCGGGCCATGTCGGAGAACACCACCACCGCCGGCGGGTTCGGCATCCCGGTGCTGATCGACCCCTCGATCATCCTCACCGCCCAGGGCAGCGGGAACCCGTTCCTCACCCTGGCCCGGTCGGTCGAGGTCAACACCAACATCTGGAAGGGCGTCAGCTCGGCCGGGGTGTCGTGGTCGTTCGACACCGAGGCCGCCGCCGTCTCCGACGACAGCCCGACGCTCGCCCAGCCGACGGTGACCGTCCACATGGCCCGGGGGTTCATCCCGTTCTCGATCGAGGTCGGGCAGGACTACCCCGGGTTCGCCGAGGAGATGAGCGCCCTCCTGGCCGAGGGGTACGACGAGCTGCTGGTCGACAAGTTCTCCCGCGGGTCGGGCACCGGTGAGCCGCAGGGGCTCATCACCGGCCTGGACGCCGACACCAACGTCGAGGTCACCCCGACCACCGACGGCGCGTTCGGGCAGGAGGACGTCTACAAGGTCTGGAAGGCGCTGCCGCAGCGGTTCCGCCGCAACGCCTCCTGGATGATGAGCGTGGACGTCAACAACCGCATCCGCCAGTTCGGCTCCGCCAACGTGTTCCACGCCTTCACCGAGAACCTGCCGGCCGAGTGGGCCGACACCCTGTTCGGCAAGACCGTGTACGAGTCCCCCTACTTCCCCGACTTCACCGGCACCACCGGCGCCGCGAACCTCCTGGTGGTGGGGGACTTCCGCAACTACCTCATTGCCCGCCGCGGCGGCATGAGCGTCGAGCTGGTCCCGCACCTGTTCGACACCACCGCCTCCAACCGGCCCACCGGCCAGCGCGGCTGGTTCGCCTACGCAAGAATAGGGGGCGGAGTGGTCAACACTCTGGGGTTCCGTTTGCTACAGAACCAGTAGGATTCTGTATAATAGGGACCACGGACAGCACGACAGCAATGGCGAGGCCGGGGAGCGCAACCTCCCCGGCCCCTGCCGGAACCACCTATCAGGGAGGTGGCCCGACGTGGCCAAGCATAGGCCGGAACGCCCCTGCTCGTTCACTGGCTGCGAGCGCCCGAGCTACTGCAAGGGACTCTGCCAGCGTCACTACGAGCAGCAGCACGAAGGCAAGCCGCTCACCCCGATCCGCCCAAAGCTCAAGCGGCAGCCGGACACCTGCCAAGTCCCGGGCTGCACGCGCAAGCCGCGCAGTAAGGGCATCTGCGGGATGCACGCGCACCGCATCGCTACGCATGGCGACCCCGGCGGGCCGGACACTTGGCGACGCACCGCCTGTCAGGTCCCGGGTTGCGTGCGCAAGCACCAGGCCCATGGCTACTGCGCTACGCACCTGCGCCGCTGGCAGCTCTACGGCGACCATGACGGCGCCGCTAAGCCGCAGCCGTGCGCGACGCCAGACTGCTGCAACGCCGCGCTGGGCCGTCACACCAAGGCCAACGGCTACTGCGGTCCTTGCCACCTGAACCGCTGGCTTGACGCCTATCTCGCCGGCGAGGCCGCGGCAAAGCGGTACCCGACCGGCTACGAGTACTTCGACCTCAACAGGCAGCGGTACGCGGTGCACCGGCTGGTCATGGAACGGTTGCTTGGCCGACCGCTGCACCCGTTCGAGAACGTTC